CGCGACGTGAAGATCAGGCCTGAGATGCGCGACTGGCTCGCCAAGCTACTCGGCATCGATCCGCGCAACATGCAGAAATTCCACAAATAGGAGGGATGCAATGCTTCTCGTCATCGCCGAATATGCCGTCGCGATTGCGGTCGGTTATGCGATCATCCGCTTCATCGTGCTCCCGGCGATCCGCAAGGCGAACGGTTCGACCGGCGCCGGTTCGGCCTCGCCGCGCGAAGGCAAGAACGACAAGCTGTGAACGACTTTCGCGCTCGGATCAGCCGCGTCCGCATGAAAGATGGCGGCGCGGATATTCGAGTGCTGGATCGCAGGCCCGCAAATCCTGACGATGAGAATTGGCGCGGCAAGATCGTTGAAAGCGCTCGCAATGTTGCCGAGTTCGCTACCGACGACAATCCTCTCGCGGGCTATGCCGTAATCGGCCTGTTCGCGGACGGCGCGTCGAGCGTCGGGTGGCGTTACGATCCCGAGACGGCCGGCGTTCCTCGAGTTCTCCTGCCACACTGGATTGCCGAGGTCATCCGCCGCGACATCATTACTTATGGTGAGGCCAGATCGACCTTCGATGAGATGTACGCCTGGATCGAATAGGCAACCAAACTCGACAGCCCATCCGCAAGGAAGCTGAAAGCCGAGGGTGACAACTTGAAAAACTTTCAAGATTTCAAGTGATGGCTCATGGTGGCGCGCGCCCCGGTGCCGGACGCAAGAAAGGCGGAGCGAACCGCTTAACGGAGGAAGCGATTGCCCGCGCTGAGGAGGGTGGCGAAATGCCGCTCGACTTTCTGCTTCGGATCATGCGCGATGACGGGGCGGACGAAGCCAAGCGGATCGATTGCGCTAAGGCGGCGGCTCCGTTCCTTCATGCCAAGTTGAACGCGATCGATCTCAGCGCCAGCGACGGTAGCGTTGCCGATGCGATTAAGGGGATGGGAGCGTTTGCGTGGCAGACGCCGCAGTAATCGTCGAGAGCCCTTACGCGCCCCGCCATCAGTTCATGGGGTTGCACACGCGGAAAACGCGGTGGGGCATTGCCGTTTGTCATCGCCGCGCCGGAAAGACCGTCGCCTGCGTCAACGACCTGATCAAAGCCGCCGCCTGTTGCGACCGGAATAATCCGCGCTTCGCTTACATCGCGCCGCAGCTCAATCAGGCCAAGGACATCGCCTGGTCCTATTTGCTGGAATACACCGACTGCTTCGGCCCTGAGAGGAAGGTCAATGCTTCGGAGTTATGGGTCGAGCTTCCGAACAACGGCGCACGCATCAGGATCTACGGAGCCGATAACCCTGACCGGCTACGCGGCATCTATCTCGATGGGGCCGTTCTGGATGAGTTTGGTGATATGGACCCGACCGTATGGTCGCAGGTCATTCGGCCTGCCCTGTCTGACCGTAAGGGCTGGGCGGTATTTATCGGCACGCCCAAGGGCAAGAACACATTTCACCAGCTTTGGACGCAAGCGCACGAATCCGACGACTGGTTCACGCTCAATCTGAAGGCGTCTGAAACGGGCCTGCTCGACAAGGACGAGTTGGCCGACGCTCGCAAGATGATGAGCGAGGACGAGTTCGCTCAGGAATATGAATGCTCGTTCGAGGCGGCGGTCAAGGGCGCATACTACGGCAAGGAGATGAACGACGCGGAGGAGCGCATTTGCGCTGTTCCGTATGACCCGAGGCTTCCCGTCCACACGGCCTGGGATTTGGGCGTCGCTGATTCAACCGTCATCTGGTTTGCACAGATCGCGGGTCGCGAGACGCGGCTGATCGACTGCCTCAAGGGTGAGGGTGTCGGGCTCGACTGGTATGCGAAGCGCTTGCAGGAGCGCGATTACCTGTGGGGCAATCACTATTTGCCGCACGACGTTGAGGTTCGCGAGCTAGGCACCGGCAAGAGCCGCAAGGAAGTGCTCGAAGGGCTTGGGATCAAGGTTTCGGTCTGCCCGAACATTCCCATCGCCGATGGAATCCAGGCGGTGAGGATGCTGCTTCCGACATGCTGGTTCGACAAGGCCAAGTGCAAGGACGGCATCGAGGCGCTGCGCATGTATCGCCGCGAATATGACGAGAAGCGGCAAGAGTTCAAACCGCACCCGCTGCACGACTGGACTTCGCACTACGCCGACGCGCTGCGCTATTTCGCGGTTGCGCACACCAACCAGGCTCCATCGCGGCCGATCAAATACGAGACGCGCTGGGTAGTCTAGGAGATCGCATTGGCAGACATTCCAGTGCCGGACGCCGCGCCGGCCGCCATGTCCGACGATGAGCTTGCCGCGATCCTCGATGAACACGAGCGCCGTGCGATTGGCTATTATGAGACGGAGATTGCCGCCGAGCAGGCCGACGCGCTGGATCGTTATTACCGGCGTCCTTATGGCGATGAGCGTCCGGGCCGGTCGAAGGTTGTCGATGCGACGGTCGCGATCACGGTCGATAATGCGCTGGCCGCGATCCTTAAGCCGTTCTGTTCGTCCGACGAGACTGTGCTGTTCCAGCCGCGCGGACCCGAGGACGAGGACGTTGCCGAGCAGGCGACCGAATACGTCAATTACGTCCTCCATTCGGACAACAACGGCTTCCTGATCTTCCACAACTGGTTCAAGGACGCGCTTCTTCAGAAGCTCGGCGTCGTCAAAGCCTATTGGTGGGACAAGACGCGCAAGCACAACGTCCGGCTGTCCAATCTCGACCCGATCCAGGTCCAGAGCCTGATGGCCGAGAAGGTGGTTATCGACGGCCCGTTCGGCCCCGATGAGAACGGGCTGTTCACGCTCGACGTGGAGCACACCGAGCCTGACGGCCAATTGTGCGTCGAGAACATTCCGCCGGAGGAATACCGGATCAGCCCGCTCGCAAGGCCGGGGCAGACGCCGCCTTACGAGGCGCATGTCACGCGGAAGTCGCGTTCAGAGCTGATCGAGATGGGCTTTGACGCGAAGGTCGTCGAAAGCCTGTCCAAGTCCGCCAACGCGACGATTTCCGACAGCCGTGCGATGGCTCGTTACGAGGACGAGCAATGGGCGTCGATGCAGCTCGACCAGTCCGGTGGGGAAGCGAACGAGCTGGTCGATTTCAACGACGAGTTCGTGCTGGTTGACCGCAACAGGGATGGGATTGCCGAGCTCCGCCGCGTCATGCGTTCGGGCAACGTCATCCTCTATGATGAGGAAGTCGAGTTCGGGCTGTTCGCGCGGCTGTGCCCGGTGCCGATGCCGCATAAGGTCTATGGGCAGAGCCTTGCCGACCAGGTGAAGGACGAGCAGCGCATCTCGACCGCGCTGTGGCGGCAGACGCTCGACAACCTTTATCTCGCGAACAATCCGCGTCCACTGGTCGGGCAGGCTGGCGAGCGCGATAATGGACAGACAATCGACGATCTCCTGTCCGATGCTCCGGGAGCGATCATCCGCGCCAAGGACATTACGCAGTTCCGCGATTTCTCGATTGAGTTCGTTGCCGACAAATCGTTCCCGATGCTGGCCTACGTCGAACAGCAGGCCGAGGCGAGGACCGGAATCTCGAAAAAGGGTCAGGGCATGGACCCGCAGGCCCTCGACGAATCGGGCCAGAAGACCGCCGCTCAGGTCGCAGTCGAAGAGGAAGGCCGCAATTCACGCGCGGAGATGATCGCGCGCATCTTCGCCGAGACCGGCGTCAAGGACCTGTTCAAGATCATGCTGAAGCTGCTGGTCCAGTATCAGCCGAGAGCGAGGATTGTGCGGCTCCGCAGCAAGTGGGTGGCGATGGACCCGCGCGAGTGGAACGCGGACATGGACGTGTCGATCTCGGTCGGCCTCGGCATGGGCTCCAAGGCCCAGCAGATGGTGACGGCGCAAACCGTGCTGGCGACGATGGAAACGCTTGGCGCATCGCCTTACGCGAGCCTGCTGGATGCTGAGAAGGTTTATAACGGCGTCAAGAACCTGTTCAACGCGGCGGGCATCAAGAATGTCGATGACTTTCTCAATGAGCCGCAGCGCGACGAGCAAGGCAATCTCCCGCAACCGGCGCCGCCGCCCGATCCCAAGCTGATCGCGGCTCAATCGAAAATCCAGACCGACCAGGCGCTGGCTCAGAACAAGATGCAGATGAGTTCGCAGGACCAGTTCCTGAAGCAGGCCAAGGCCCAGCATGACGCCATGCTCGACGTGATGAAGGCGAACACCGAGGCCGCGCTTGGTGAGATGCGGTTGCGGATGGAAGCGCAGCTCGACGCGGTGCAGGCGGGCCACGACATGAAGATGCGCGAGCAGCAAGCGGCGCACGACCAGAGCATCGGACGGATGAAGGCCGCGCATGATGCCGAGCTTCAGAAGTTCCGCGCTGGCGGGAAGCTCGATCAGTGAACGAGCAGGCGCTTCGTGAACGCGCCGCGACGGGAGCGATATTCCGGGAACATCTCGACGACTTCCACGCCGCGCTCGATGCAATCGAGGCGCAATATACGCAGGA